TAATATTACAGGCCCCTCCACTTACTCAACATTAAACATAGGCACCTTATCCCACCCATACCACCTTACGCAGAGAACCCTACGCGCTATGGCCGGGTTTGCCATGTTCACCACCTCCCAGGGCTCCTTGTTCGAGGTGATTATCCTCGGCAGCTTGGCCGGCAGTACTGCTACGCGGTACCTCACATGGATGTGAGTTTCGTCTTGTAAGTCCAAGAGTGCGATCTGAGCTTCGTCGTGCAGGTGCTTGAAAGTCATATCGTCCAGAATGACCCCTCCATGCTCCTCGGTTAACGATAGAAGGAGGTCTAAATGGCGCACGAAGAGAGCCTTGGGGATCAGCAGCTTCGCGAGGGTAGTCTTCCCGGTCTCGGTGTTGCCAAAAAGCAGGAGCGAGTGTTTGGCTTGGTCCCATTGGAAGAGAGGACCGTAGGAAGTCAATGTCTGTTCTGAGGTCAGTTCGGTAACTGGCTTCAGGCTCCTCAACGCTTGGGAAATGGTGGAACCATATATCGTCAGGTCCCTCGCTGTCTTCTCCGTCTCCTCCAGAGCAAGGAGAGCCTCCTTCAGATCCCCACCCTCCTTCACTATCTTCCTCGCTTTCCTCCAGGGACCCTCCTGAGAGTCCGTCCCAGAGGTAATGTTTGTCAGAAAGTTCCCGTCCTTGGAGCAGTAACGTCTCACTGCTTCCGGACTGCGACAGCTTTGGTAGTTTCCATGGTGGTTCTTCAGATCGAGCTCCGTCGGTCTTTTCAGGTTCACCGCCTTGTTCAACTTCACAAAACAGTGAAGATGGGGGGTACCGTCCGCGTGCTTTTCGCTTGCGATCAAATACTCGATGATGCGTCTCTGCCGGGTCATAAAAGCTGCTTCCAGTAGAGAGAGTGCCTCTTCCCTGGGGAGGTCGCACTGAGGGTACGTCAGGAAGAGTGTCTTCGCGTTCAGGTGAAAGCGTCTCTGGGCAACTGATGAACTGTTGCCATCTGGTTCTCCAGTCTGCTCCATGAGGTGGTATATAAGTGTGGGAGTTGTTGTCGTCCTCCATTGTACTTACTAAACTAAACTACAGAAGGATGGCACGCTCTTATAGGCGTAGGCGAACTTATCGCCGAAAAAGGCCAACCTATAGGAGACGAATTAATAGAAGACGTTACCCAATGAGAGGTCGTCGTAAATTAAAACAAAGGAGATTCGTCCAAAGAAATAGAATGAGGGCCCAAATTGACTCTAACAGATTTTCTAATAATTTGGGTGACATGTCATATACAACTGTCAGAGACACTCATTGGGCTGTCATGCAAAGGGCTGTCACCTATGGCACTGACGCAGCAGGTGCCCCTTTCAACCCTAAAGCAGGTACTGACAACCAATATTATGTGGGTTACTCTCTTCCTGTAAACTATTTCTGGTCTCGCATTACCCCTGGTTTGCGCCACTACTACAACAATTACAAATATGCTACCGTTGAGCGTTTCCTCATAAAGGCTACTTTCTACAACTCCGGTAGTGTTCTTACTAAGGAGGTGGGTATTCTAAAGCCTGACGCTGCCTTAGGGTGGCCTGGTATCAATTGGACTCCTACCCAGTTGCCCTCTGAGCAACCTAAGGGTGTATCCAGTTTTATTACTGCGCATCCAGTTGCTGGGTCTTATAAGACTCTTACTATGGCTCTTACCAAGAAGGATATGTACCAGGGTAGTCGCCTTGAGCCTGGTCGAGGTTATGATATCATTTCAACTGGTATTAATGGTGCCGGTTTGCTACAACCTCCAGAGTATCCTACCTTTATCTACATTTGGCAAGGAAATCCTATTGCCGGTGTTGAGGCAGAGAGTTTCGCTGACGCTGTGTGGGTCAAAATGACTGTGTGGCGTCGCGTGAAGTTCTTTGGGAAGGCTACTCCTCTCTTCGCAGGTAGGACTGATGAGGCTACAGATGTGTACACTACTGGTCAGTTTGGTACTGATCCAGGGGATGAAGTAGATGAAGCATTCACTGTAGAATGATTTCAGTTTGTTTCTTTAAATTAAATAAATACTATTCTTTATTATCTGTGTATATTCTTAACATGTTCACTTTTTACGAGGGTTTATTAGGGTACCAAGCTGTGACTGTCCACTGTTTATGTGGGTTTACTACATTAGGGTTATAGGGTTAGCAATTATTAATGCCCACTCATGACAATGATCTGTACTTTTCTAGTAAAAATAAAACCTTTTATTTTATGCTTCCTCCCTTCCCTTCCCAATAGCAAAGGATAAGAGGGGCCT